TAATGAAAGATTATTTACCGACGTCATAGCGGGCGTGTCAGGGTCTTGCCGGTTCTTGAACTGCAAGGAAATCTCCTGCAAGATCGCCCCCGGTACTTCGGGCGGCCATTTTGCCTTGTCAAGCCCCGAGACGTACTCAACGCGAAGCTCGCCATGTTCACGTAAATTGTGCAATGACTTGTACTTCATGCCTCGAACATCGTAGTCGATTCCTTCTTCGAGGGTTCGCTCGTCGCCATCTGAGTCGATAAGTGTCACCGTATCAACGCTAACGTGCGGCCCGCGAGACAGTTCGGCCTTGCGCGGCATACGCTCCCAATAGGAACGCACATTCTTTTTAATTAAGTCTCTTCGCAAGTAGGATTCGACTTGCCGGGTCACGCTATCAATAAGGCGATCAATCGTTACATCGTAATCGCCGTGACTAACAGGCAGAAATTCCTTCACCTCCTCAGGCGTAACAACTCGGTCTTGACCGTCCACAACAGAAACAATCTCTGTTTGGTCGGGAATGTAGTTTGTGCGCCGAGTCGGTACAAGTGGTATGCGATTTCTTCCTAAGAGGCTCAATCAATTCACCTTATGATTTTTTCTTGCTTTTACTTTTTGATTTCTTTTTGGACTTACCTTCGTCCGGCTTCTTCGTTTTTTGACCCGACGATGTTTTCTTCGCCGATGTTACTTCCTCTGCCTTGCCCGATTCAATAAGATGTTCAAACAACCTCCGTTGCATCGTGGTTGTTGATGTCAATTCCTTGCCTTTTTTGTAGGTCTTGGAATCAACTCCGTTTAGGCTTAGGGCTGCTTCTTCTTTTAGCTTGATCTTAATTGGTTTCATGGTGGTGGGATTATCTATTACAAATGATGAGCCTTCTACGTCCTGCATAATGTGATATTAAAAAAGGGAGAGGTTAAACCCCTCCCTTTTGAGGTTACGATGTTGGCGCGTTAACAGGATAACCTAATACCCCTGAAACAGCCAATTCAACACTTCCTTCTTCCGGTGCGGGAACCTGAACGAACAGGTATGGCTTTGCCGGAACAACGCTCGCTACAAAAGCAGATTGCTCTGCATCAATAACGGGGTTGTCTACAACTCGGTTCGCAGGAACCTCTGTTGCCTCTGAAAATGTCGTTGAGTTACCTTCAAAGAATTTCAGTTCCAACGGGTTGGCTGCTAAGTCAACTGTTGTCTGATCTCCGGTGACAGATAATACGGCTACACCCTCGTAGCCCTGCAAGTCGATTGCAGATGTTTGTTGCTCTGCGCTATGCGAAGCATCAACAAGACCGGGTGCGCCTGCTAATTGTTGTCCTAAATCAAATGAACTCATAATTTACCTCCTTATGGTGTTGTGATTCTGAGTTCAGCGGCGGCCTCTGTTTTCATCGGCTGACCGTCAACTCGTGACATGATGTTCAGGTTGCGAATCCATTGCTCTGACTCGGTATATGGGTCGTCAATAACGAACATATCCGTGTGAGTAGTGAACTCGTAGGCGGTATTGAAATCGCCAAACAGTACAGGAACTTGCCCTGCGGTAAAGTCTCCACCGAGGCTTCCTGCCATATCACCTTTCGCAGCGATATTGATAGGAGCGCCAAGAAGAAGCGTTGGGCTTCGTCTTGTGAAGTCCGGCTCCCATAGGTAAGATGTTGCCTCGTCAGTAACGAGTAGCTTACGAATATAGGCTCGGGTTTCACGAGTGAATAACCACTGTGCGTTTTCCTGATACACATCAAGAATCGTTTCCACGAACTCAATAAGCATATCCGATGTGAGCGATAAACCGCCACTCTCATACGCTGTAAGTTCACCAATCATGCCCTTCGGCTTACCATTTCCGTCGCCGGATAGGCATTCTTTACCGATAGACTTACGGAAATCCTCTTCGTATGCCATTCGCATTTCAGCAAACAGATCGTGACCGGAATCCTGCTCGTTCTCGATAGAAGCGCCATATCGTGCGGCGGCCTTCTTCGGGGTCAATGTTACCTGACGGTACTTAATTTTCCCTTTAGGAGTCGTGCCTTCTTCCTCAACCCAGTTAATTCCGGGAGTAGAAACACGCAAGTTCCGCTTCTTCTGCGATCGAGAAGTCATGGTCGTGTTTACAAGGCGGGTAATCGGTGTAGACTCAATCGCATTGTAAAGGATTTGTTCGCTCATTTCGGCGGGCATAAGCAGCGCACCGGTAGAGGCAAAGTCAAATCGCACAAGGTTATCGCTTTTCGTTTCACCAGCCAATGACGGGTGATACGACTTCGCTTCCCTGTTGTTCTCGTCTGCTAAGGAGCCAAGAGTAAGCCCTTCACGGTTGTTGCGCTTAACAAAAGACCAAAAAGCCTTCTTAAACGTATCTTTGTGAATCAAGCCTTTATTATCAGCTTTTCCTTGTGGCTTCGCCATTGTTTGCTGACGCATATCAAGCTCATCAAGGCGTTCGTTGATTTTCTCTTCGCGTTGCTTATACTCAGCTTCGCTCAGATAGCCTTCCTTAAACTTGTTAAATGTATCTTTTAGCTCCGAGGCGATGTTGTTGTATTCCTTCTTAGGAGTGCCGTTGTTTACCGACGCCTTTCCGGAATCACCACCATCAGAACTACCTGCGCCCTTATCGGCAGGAGCATCATAGCAGATGCCGTTCATCAAATAGTTAATATGTTGTTCAAACATGATTATGTGTTTAATTCTTGTTTCAATTCTTCGTTGAGTTGTTTCAGTTCAAGAGTAAGTGACTTTCGGTCGCCTTCCTCAGGCTGATTGCCGGTGGGCGCATCAGAGACGGACGTGGTAGACTTATTGAGCGTCTGCCATGCCCGTCGTTTAGAATGATAAGTAATTTTTCGGCTCTTTGCATCCTGTATTCGTGCGTGGGTGTCCATTGGCCACGGTGTAATCGTCATTTCCTCAAGAGAAATCTCTTGAAGCTCTCGAACCCCGTTAGGTAGCGGTTCGCTTTTAATCACCTGATAACCGATGCTAAACCCGAGTGGCTTGCCCTCTTCGAGCATAAATTTCGCAATTTCATAACTATCTTTTACCGACTGAACATGCAGTGGCATTTTACCCTCCACCATCAAGCCCTCTTCGGAGTCCTCAAGTGAGGCGACCCCCGCAACATCAGATACTTTATACCCGTGGTTAAACATCAGTTGGACTTTCCCGTTATTGTGGTTGATCGTCTGCGTGTATGCACCACGAGCAACCGTATCGCCACCTAAGTCAACTTTCCCGTAGGCAGAACCAATTCCTTTCAGGTAGCCGTACTTCTTGTCGTCGCCTTTCTTAATTTCAAAGTTCTTCGCTTTTACCAATAGTCGCCGTTCCTTTACCTCAAGCGGGTCAATAATCTCAAGGTCTTTTGCCGGGAGCGCAACGTGTACGCCTGTATCTTCCCATTTTCCGTCCTGCTCCTGGTAGACCTCAATCAGTGAAATCGGTGTTGACTTCGTTGCGTTGTGTTTGTCGCCTGTCTCCGGGATAATAACCGCCTCATCAGAAGAAACCTCAATAACACGACCTTTCGTGAGTCCTTTTTTGCTCATCCAAGATACAAAAACACCCTTTTCAACATCTTCATCGGGGTTTTCAGTCTCATCATCAGAGTCATTTTCTTCGTTGTCGCCATTATCAGAGTCCATTGGTGAGAGGCTCGCCCCGTCAACAGTGAGAACATCATCAGTCGGCTCAAAGGTATCTCCGGCTACAGCCATAATACGAATTGTAACCTGATCTTCGGAAACAGCCTCGACCATAGCCACAGCGTCCTCGCCGTTATCATCAGTGAAATTTACCATATCCCCTGATTGAAATTGATTTTCGGCTTGTTCTGCTTCCTCAAGAAGTTTTTCAAGCTCTTCGATTCGTGCGGTTATTTGTTCTGCTTCTGCCATGACTATTCGGGTGTTGTGTTTACGGGTTCGTCGGGTGTTGGTGCTTGAGATGGCTGTTTCGCTGTTTCAAGCAAGTCAGCGTTTTCCTCCTTGCTTTTCGGCCATTTCAATACGCTACGTGCTTCATTAGCACTAATGATACCACTTAGTTTCAATTCTGCCAAGCGCTCGGCTTGTGCCTTCTGATCTTCTTGAAGTGCCTCAATGGAGCTTCGGTCAATCTTAATCAGCGGGTTATCATCGTAATGTGAGCGCAGTGAACGGCTGATTTTCTTGTAAATTCGGTCGCCAATCGGAAGGCAGGCGTCAAGATAAAGTGCCTTCCGAGAGTCTTTTACGTTGTTATAGGTTTTGTTGGCTGCATCGTTCATTAGCGAGCTACTCACGCCGAGGCTCATTAAAATCATTCTCATGCTCATCAGAACCGCATTNCCCCACTCAGCGTCATGCGGGTCGGTGTTCAGGTCGTGAATATCGAGTTCTCCCGACAGGATTTTAAGCAGGTGCGCATTCTCAGCCCCGCTTTGTTCGCTATAGGCTTGCTGTACCTTTTTTGCCTCCTCTCGGTCAACCCCTGACGGAGCCGTGGCGATAATCGGCGGGGTACCGCCTGAAAGGGCAACATTCTTGTTCCATGTGATTCCTGCGTTGTTCAAGTCAATAAGCTCGGCAAGAGGAACGCCCGGACTCATNCCCTTAAACGGGTGAGACAGATCGGGCTTGAGGATATGAATCATCTCCCGGGTAGGAATATCGACTTTCGAGTAATTCTGAACTTCGTAGTGCGAGATCGGTGCGTATTGGTCGCCTGAAATCGCTGAAACGTACTGAGACGGAATCGGGATAATACCAAGTGGTCGTTTCTTTCTTCCAGTATCGGAAAATACGATATGCCCGTATGCCTCGCCGGTTACAACAAAGTAGAGGACGAGCGCTTCAATAAGCTCTTCTCGGGAGTTGTTTCGTTCAAGAGTCTTTAAGATCGGGTGAGAAGTTGTGTTGTCTGTAGCTCCGCGCTTTTCATACTCAACGTAAATCGGCATGTCGGCGACAGTTTGAGCAATAATGTTGGCTGCGGCATAAAACGGGGCATTTCTCTCATAGCCCTGTTCGATAATTCGCTTCTTCTCCCACCGGCTATACCCCTTCCAGTTCTTGTA